GAAAACGATATGTAACTTGACGATCACCGTCAGGAGGAAGGCCAAAAACTCCTCGTGGGACTTTGTTTTGCTCAAGCGCAGATGCAATTGCTGTATCAACGCTTAGTTCGTACTTATTTAGTTTCTTCTGATATTTTTCTTGGGCTTCAGGGGTTAGTTCTTTAGGTAAAGCCGGAGGCTCGAGACCGACAACTTGGGTAAAACTTTCCCGGAAAATTTGCTCTTGATGGAAGACAATCATCTCCAACAAGCGGCAGAATCCGTAAGTAAGGAAACTTTTATTCTTACGTAGGGCCGTGGCCTGAGCCCGACCCATTAAGCCTTTGATCTCAGTTGCGGTTGCACCAGCTGAGATAGAAATCTCATCAACACCGCCGAGAGCGGTGCGGATCTCCTCTCGCAGTAACAAGGCATAACGATTCATGTCCCCGTTAACGGGGTCAGGCGTCATATACCCCACCCGGTCGGAGGGCTCGATATTCGCAATAACGCGGGGAACACGAAGTCCCCCGATCATTGAACTCGAACCAAACGGCTCGGAAACACGAGTAGAAGGCGTGTCCCTACCAGCAAAACCGCTCTGACTACTAATAGTCGGACGGAAAGTGCGGTCAGTATCGGAAGCTTCGACCAGATCGCTACGAGGACGCGAACTGATCAGCGTGGGATTACCGAAGAACTCGATATTACGGGCGATGTTCTTCATCATGCCATCATGAAGCACAATCTGCTCCATAAACGGCTCAAACTCACCCTCGCCTTCGGTGCCGCTGCTATTGGGTTTGTTTAAAACCTCCACAGCGGGAATAAACCCTAATTCGTTCTTACGGCTGTTTTTGGGTGTAAGAACAGTTCCGGGTTCTAGCTCAAAGCTAAGTTCACTATTGGATTCAAACTCGTTAATACGCTCAGTAGTAATCGAGATACGGACATAGCGTTTGTTCTGTCCGTAGGCATCGGCAGGTAAGCCTAATGTCGAGTTTCTAACTTTATAGCTGTAAAGGATTACGACTTCTTCAATTTCGCCGTTTACATCGTGGTAAACCCGGTACTGATTTTTCGAAAAGAAATAAATCTGATATTTAAGTTTTGGATCGGGGCGGAAATAAAACAGACCACACCCGTCAATCAAAAAATTACGGATAATCGCGGGAAAGCGAATATCCATTCGGTTTAGGGAGATCAGCGAGTCAATAAACTTGCTTCTCGCCTTATATGTGTCCTGCTCGCAGTAAAAAAGCACGCCTTTTTTAATCATCAGCAGCGTCATTTGCTGCAGATGACTTAAAACGACCATTGTTGCAGCTTGTTTGCTGCGATCTTGAGTGCGCGAAGCTTCAAGAATCTCAGCAAACCGCTGCCTAAGGCTTAAATTGTCTGACATGGCCTTTTAACTGCGTTTTTAGGCCGGAATCAACGACCAGAACCCTCTTTTTCGGATTTGCGCTTCGCTTTAGCTTTTTTAGCCTTACGGAGTGCTTCCAAACGCGCGCCTTTCGCGTCTTTTTCGCCTTTTTCAGAGGCTTCCTTGCCTTCGTTCTTCTTTTCGAAGTGTTTCCGCAAGCCTTCGGGCATTTGATCAGCCATCGGGAAGCAAATAGTTCTTTACTCGCTCTAGTTTAAACAATTCTGGCGGCAAAAGCTCATGCGGATAAGGCTCGAGAATATGATCGTTCCTCCCTAAAGGATCTGTACCGCCTGATTTTGCTTTATAGGTGTCCAAGTGAGCTAACATTTTCTCACTATCCGCAGGTGCCACGGCGTTCGGGATATCGTCGAAGCAGTGAGAGAACGAAGTTACCTTACGTTTCATACGGGCGGAGTCCCCCATCCAGGAAAAATGCCAGCCAGCGTCACAATCACCTAAAACGATGTCGTTAGGATTCTGTCTAATCTGTGACGGTGTGCGATCTAGGTGTTGATTCAGCACAACAGTGCCGCAAGTCCAATTATCTGGAGCTTTTGTGCCATCTCCCTTCGGATCCCGAACTCGAAGATCAGCGCGACCATAAAACATAGGCATAGAAAGTCGAACACAGCGTGCTGGATCCTGTTTTGCGACTTCTACCGCTTCTAACAACCGATCAGGTTTAGGAATTTCATCTACATCACTAAAGAAAAAGACAGAATCAGGCGGGCACATACGCATACCGACACCCAGAGCGTCTCGCTGAGCGTACTCACGCGACCAGGGGATAGAGCACTCCTCCGGTGTAGGAAGTTCGACGTGCAGAACTTGAATTTTATCCTCGGGGAGTCCTAGCTCCCTAATTGTGTCTATACACGTAAAAGGCTTTGGGTCTCCACGGAAAGTCCTATTGCCGTCTGTGATGATAAAACCATCGACGATATCTTTAAGAATATTTATGCGGAGCTCTAGAAGCTCTTTTTCATCAAAATATAAAAAACAATCAAAAAGCACGTAAGCCTCGCCTAGCTGTCAGCATATTAGCTCTTAACAGCTGGGTTGTAGCCGCCTCCTGCACGAATTACAACACTGCCGTTTGAAGGCTGCTTTTGTTGCTTAGCGCTATTTAAAAGCTCTTCTTTAATCGATTCGACATCATACGTGTCCCGTTCAGTCACAGGAGAAGTGCCTGTGCGAGGGGGGACAGCGCCCTCCATATAAGTATCATCCGCGTTGGAGGTATAACCCTCTTCCCGCGTGGCAAATCCTCCAGAACGAACTTGATTCTGAGAAGCTGCTTCTAATTGGTTATACGCTTCGCCAAAAAACTTGCCGGCTTGTGCGTACGGAGAGTTAAAGTTCATGACTGAGTTTTTCTCTTTATATATTCTGATGCCTTTCGGCGAGCTTCACGGGCTTTTTCTGTATTAGGTACTTGTGTGTTAACAGGTTTATTACCTGCAGTAGCTCTTTTTTTAGCCTCGTCTGTTGCACGCCGCTCCTCAGGTGTGAGGGAAGCCCACGCTGAACGAGGTAAATACCGCTCCGTTCGACCTTTTTCCCGAGCCAGATCAGCCATCGATTAAACCTACGCTTGCTTACTCATCAACGCCCTGTCTGCAATAGCTTTAGCTATTAGCTCATCCTTAAGCGGATCGAGCAAAATACTCATCAATGTATATTGACTAGGGCTTTTTGAGCTAGAAATCTGAGTCTGAAAGTCTTTAGCTTCGGGAAGACCACTACGTTCGCGGTAAGTACTTCCGCCTGTTAAAGCTGTGATTAAATCACTAGTGTCCATCAGTCTTTCTTAGATTTTTCGTATTCCTCTCGTGTCTGCCAATCCTCTTTAGACCAGCGCGAGAGACGATTAGAGGAGGACTTCTTACCTGAGTAAGTGCCTCCCATATCTTTATAGTACTTGGTTGCTAGCTGCATTGCTCGTGCGCTATGACCGCCGAGCTTTGCGCGGGCTTTAGCTTTAGCACGAGCCCACTTCTCGGGGTCTTTTTTCTTAGCAATTCCGTCAGCCATGATCAGTACAGAACGTAACAGTGCTCTACGGTAGACGTACCGCTGATCTGAGTTATTGAGATAGGCAGCAACACGTCTGTGCGAATGTGAGAAAAAGTTATAGGTTGCTTGGAATCCGCAAAAAGAACTACAAGAGTTTTATCCGCAGTCTTGTTTGCATTCTCTACATAAACTGCACGGCACGCCGCAAAATTTGCGTTGGTTCCAGAAGCGTTTACAAGGAAACCACTTGTATAAGGCAAACTAGCAGTTTGCCCGTAAACAGACCCAAAAGCACGAACGTCCATATCTATTCGAGTGTTTCTAATAGTTTACCTAAATATTCCACGGCTTTCTCAAGATCTTGTTTTCCGTTTTTTTGTTCCCATCGCCATAAATATTTCTGAGCGCATCCCTCTAGGTAACCTTGATACTTAACCATACCCATAGATGCTTTCTGTACTTGATAGCATTCAATACCGTCACGAACGTAATAGTCCGGTCGAACGGGATCATGTGCGGGGGTTGAACCAATAGATTGTTCCGCCTTGGTGTTCAATATGCTTGCGGAGTCTGTAAGCATCCTCTCTAAACAGTGTTTCACACTGGTGTCGTTTTCCGAGACAGTAGCAGATATGGACAAAATCTGCTCCTCTGTGCGCCACTACGAGTTAAAAAATTAGCATCTCCTCTAAACATAATAAGTCACCGTGTTGCTCTTTTAAACGTTGCGAGTACTTATTGTCGTCGTGCTCGATTAAGCCATACTTAAGAATTTGATAATTGTCCCCGCATTTTGCAACCGGAACACAGCGCCGATGCTCGTGGCCCCGAGGAGGATTTTCAAAAGCAATCCCCATAGAGCTTCGATCCGCAATAGGCCAATTCCGTATACCTGTTTTCGGGTAACTTTTTTCCGGGTCGTAACTGTCCGAGCGGATATACTTCTCCCCATCAGCTTGATCCAGGATCATGCCGCAGTAATATGGGCTCCCTAGTTGGATAAAAAAGTCTACTTCATAATCAACAACAAGCAATTTTGGAACAGTAAATCCAATATCGTGCCACACGTTTGGAGTTTCTTCCACTAAGGACCAACGTTCATAGTTGCCGATCGGTACTCGCTTATTATCAAAATTTTCGTATAGAGCAAACCCCGGCTCTAATCCATACCGACCCAAAACGGGCTTCCACTTCATGTAGTAATCAAAATTATCTGGTCTGAGTAAAACGTCGTTTTCTTGATAAATATAAAAATCTGCTTCTCGATTGAGGATGGCTAGCGCCAAATCGAGCTTATGTGCCCACGTCAGATACCAATTTTCGTAGTCCGGTGACGCTACTTTTACGTCAATTTTTAACTTATCGAACTGCTCAAGCACCGACTCCAGTGTCGATACGTCGTCTTGAGCTTCGTAATTAACATAGATATTAACACGAACCTCGTGAGGAAAACGCTGATATTCGTTGAGGACGTTGATCAACGAATTTAATCGATTTAAAGGGTTGTGCGCGGTGATGGCGACCCAGAGTTTCTTAGACATTTTTTACCGAAACAGTTTTTGGAGCTTTACAAAATCCACACCGGGCTCTCAGTACTCGATTGAGAACTGACCGCGCCTCTGTAAATACTGGATTAACCAGACGTAGGCGTCCAGGAGGTCATCGTGCGAGGTGGCGCCGACGTTGATCAGCTGATCGAACAAAGCGTCAAACTTTCGGTATTTATTGAACGTGATTTTCTTGTTTTCTAGCAAACCTAAAGTTCCACGGAAGCGGGCCACCTTGTCTCCTCGGAAACCTTTAACTTCGTGAATGTGCAGGTTACCTAATTCCCTTTCGTTTACCAAAACGCGTCTCAAGTCAGCAGCGAGAGACGCCTGGTACGCAACTGATTCGACTACCAGTGTCACCGTGGAGTAAGTCGGCAAGAAAGTGCCGTCGTGGTTCGTAAGGATACCCCACTCAAGCAGCATGTCGCATAGAAGGTCGATTTTTTCCAGATTTCCGATGGACCGGCACTGGTGCGAATCGATGATGTAATACTTATCTTTAAGCCTTCCCCCTAAGACAAAAGCCGTATAGTCGCTGGTTTCGTTTTTACTTGCCGAGAGGTCAATTCCTACGGCTAAAGTGTCGAATTCAGTAACCACTTCGCCTTTAATCAGCAGATCTGGCGACACAACCAGATCCGAGGTCATAACCGGTTGCTGCTGATACTGGAACGCGAAAGCTACGGGGTCAAGTTCTTTCTGCCCGAGCAGATACTCAACAGACCACTGATTAGGCCAGTAGCTAACAGGGTCTCCGTTATTGTTATAAGTAATAGCCTCCTGCGTTACCTGCTTCCACCCTTTTTCGTGGACGAACATCGTTTTATGGATGTCCAATGGGTGGAAACGAGTCCCTAGGCAAATCGAACGACCGCCTTCAAAAATAATTGGCGCAATAACGGAAGACCAGTTGTTGTTCATCTCCTCCCGAATTGTCGGGTTTTTGATGTCCGCACTGGATTTAATAGGGTCATCCACGATCACCAAATGAGCTCGTTTTGAGGTAATTGAACCTCGCAGACCGGCTGCCCTCAACGTGAATTCTTCGTCACCAACGCGGGGAATGCCTGCGTAATCGAAGTCAATAGACCAGCCGATATCCGACTGCATACCCGCCTTAAGTTTTACCTTCGGGAAGATCTTGCGGTACTCCGGAGAGTCGATGATTTGTCGAATAATTCGACTTTTGGGGATAGCCGTCGCGATGTTGTAGGACACATAAATAATCTGCAACGGCATCTTCGCCGTCGTGTGCCGACCGATGATCCACGCGGTGAAGAGGTTCAGCACCGTGGATTTGGCAGAACCGCGAGGAGCCAGGATATCGAGGTTCGGGCCAGCGATATCGATCAGATATTTATTGGATTCACCTGTGATTAAGTGGCTATACCACTCCAGCATATGTCGCTCAGGTGGTTTATCTAGGAGCGTACAAAAGGTCTGGAAATCACTGGTAGCTTTTGAGTAAATTGTATCAATACTGCTCGTTGTATCATCAAGGGCACGCGTCGCCCGAAGTTGAGCGCCTCGCCGATACGCAAACGTTTCCCGACTCGGCATATCAGTAAGTTGACATTATCGCTATATTACTCGTATCTGGATGATACTTCAGGAATGGCAAAAATTCTCTGGTATGGCGATGCGTGCTGTAATACAGGATTCGCTCGTGTAACACACAGTGTCCTAGAGCATCTCTCAAAAGAGCACGAAGTCCACGTACTGGCGATTAACTATTCGGGGGACCCTCACAACTACCCATTTACGGCGTATCCCGCATCCAACGTTCATTGTGACGATCGTTTTGGTTTGCCTCGGATTCCTGAAATCCTTGAAAAAGTAAAACCCGACATTTTTATCTGCCTCCAGGATATCTGGGTTTGTAATCAGGTGTGGGAGCGCTGCCAGTTCCTGAAAGATCAACTGGGATTTAAATTCATCTGTTATTTCCCCATCGACAGCGAAGCCTACTATCCGGACATGCTCCGGAACATCGCCTCGTGGGACATGGCGATTACGTTCACTATTAACTGTGCTCACCGAATCCTTAAGCACGGTGTTGAGGCCACGCGGTTGGGAGTTCTCCCGCACGGTGTCGATACGGGCAAGTTCGCCCCTATGGATCGCGATGAAGCTCGTGAAGCTCTGGGCTTACCTAAAGATAAATTTATTGTTTTAAACGCCAATCGAAATCAACCTCGAAAACGCATCGACTTAACGATCCAAGCGTTTGCAAGGTTTGCTGTGGATAAGCCTGACACTATGCTCTATCTGCATATGGGGGCGAAGGATATGGGCTGGGACATTGTCCCGCTGTTTGACCGCGAAATGAAGAAAAACGGTATTGAGAGTGCTAAGCGACTTGCATTGACATCAGAGAACATTAACTACATGGATGCTCCTCCGGACGACATGTTGAATCTGATTTATAACTCCTGCGACGTAGGGATCAATACGGCTGACGGAGAGGGCTGGGGCCTGATTCCGTTCGAGCACGCCAGCTGCCGTAAACCTCAGATTGTCCCTAACCACACTGCCTGCGCAGATATCTGGGAAGAGGCTGCACTTTTGACAGATATCGCCACGTGGATCACCGACAAAGATCTAGGTGTGGAGCGAGGTCTAATTAATGTCGATAGTGCAGTAGAGCACCTCAATGAACTGTACATCAACAAGGAAATTTATGACGAGATTGCTGACGCTTGTTTCGCTGTAACTCAGCGGCCTGAGTACCGTTGGGAACATGTGGCTGCGGGCTTCTCGCACGCTATTAAAGATCTGATGGAGTGATCTAATGCAAACAACACACCGCTTTTATCACAGCTATAGCCACGCTCTGTACCCGCTTCAACTTCCTCAACAGGGTATCCCTGACGTATACCAACAAGCTCGAGCTTTAAACGGAACGTTTACACGGATTGTGCGGGGATTGCCGGCAAATGCCGTTGCAAATTTCAGCCCGAGCATCCACAAATTCAAAGGCAAAACCTACATCGCGTGGCGGTCACAGCCAGAACCGTTCGGCTTCCGTCCTGATAATAATTATCAGTACTTAAATAACGCGCCGACAGAGGTATACATCGGTATCCTCCATGACGATGAAACAATCGTTGGGACGAAGAAGCTGAGGTCTAAACCTCATCGACTTAGTTACGAAGACCCTCGTCTTTTTGTCGGTCCAGACGGAGAACTATATGTTCAATTCGTTGGATCAACGTACGCCAGTAAGTACAGCAAAAATAGCAATAAGCTGTTCCACCAGCCGAAAGTTATTGTTTGCCACGTGGATGAGTTCTGCGAAGGCACGAAGG